ACAGGAGAGGAAATCCCAATACCCCAACTGTCGTATGTTTCTACTACCCTGATAGTAGGAAAGGTTTTACCCTTTGCTGCTTTATTTCTTAATATAATATGGTGTGCTTTTTCTTTAGATAAATAACTACCCATGTATAAACATTCATAATCTTTACCATCATATCTAAAAAATATAGGTTTAGAAAAATCAATAGGTACTCTTTCTAATTCAACTATCCATTTTAATGATTTTTTTACCATAGCGGGTCTTCAACTCCCGGCATCCCAATTACCCATTGTAAAGATTTAACAACACCACGTAAAGCATTATAGTTTCTAACTGCTTCTGCAATATCTGTTCTTGGGTATTTATTATCAGGGTTTGAACTATTATGTTCTTTCATCTCTAATAAATATGCTTCCCATTCATCTCTTAATCTTTTTGCTTCTCTCATCATTTCTCTTACTTCTCTATTATCCTTCATATTAATTCCTCACTATACTTAGATATTCATTAAACGGTATGTCTTTTTCTTCTGCCGCCATATCGTTTCTTAACATATCGCAATAAACAATTAATTCAGAAAATGTTATGTAATCTTCTAATTTATCTGTTTCTAATATTTCTATTAGTTTCTTTTCTAGTTTGCTACAATTACCACAAATAGGAATACCTTGTATTACTGATTTATTTTTAAGAGTGGTAAATCTATCTGCACATAAATTACAATATTCACCCATTATTCTTCCTCTCCCACTAATAACTTTTCATTCTCTTCTTCTAAAATTAGTGTTTGTAGTATACCTTCAATTACGGCCATTTGACCTAATATGAATGCAATTTTTTCTTCATTCGTTTCTACCTTAATATTTTTCATCGACATATATTCTTCAATAGAAGAATAGCCGCCCATATTCAATAACTGTCTCAATTCATTCTGTAACGGTTTTATAAAATCTAATAAATTCATGCGTCTAACCTCGGTGCTCTTAATATAACAATATTACTTGTTTTAAATAATATTGGTTTATCATCATTTGTTGCTATCTTAAGTGTTCCTTTCAAAAATTTATGAAATGGTCCAGTGTACTGTGTAGTAGCAGAATTACATTGTTTATCTTCTTCTACTGTAATTGCTTCACTGTATATTTCTCTATCTTTTTCTGAACTAATTGTTAATTTGTTTTCTCCTATATTTAATTTATAGATGCCGCTACCTACACTTTCACATAGTTTTGTTGCCTCTAAAAACTTCTTGGAATCTAATTCTATTATAGAAGTTAGTGTTGTTTTATCACTAATTTTCATTCCATCTTTTGTTTCAAAATTATCATGTAGTGTTTTGCTAACTCTTAATATAGCATCTACATGAGGGTGTCGGTCTAATGTTGGTATAGTAGCCGATGCCCCCGTATCACGGGTAATAGTTAATAGATTATTTTCTTCTGAATAATCTAATGAGATAACTGCTCCATTATTAATATACTTTAGAAGTTTATCTGCTTCTACTGTTACTCTAGGAATAGTATCTCCTGTTGCGGCCATCTTATACCAAACAAAAGTTCCGTTATTAGCATTATTTACATTTAAGTTATTATTGCTACAACTTAATAAAATCTCATTACCTAATGAATGATTTTTTATTCCTTGTCCAATCGCCCATTTTCCTTTACATAATACGGTATTTATACCTTTTTTCAAATCACTTGCTTTCACTCGTACCATTATATCACCCGAAGGGTTAAGCAGTTTTATGACTTGCTTAGGTCTATACAAATTAAAGAGTTCCGTCTTTAACTTGTGGAAGGCCATGCCATGTAACATTACCTCCATCGTTTTCCATAACTAAGAATTTTTGTCCTACATTTTCTGCATTTGTTTTAGACTTCTTTACAGTAGCCCATAGTTTCAAAGATTTACCGCGTTCTTCACGGCTCATTTGAACATATTGATATAACTTTGCAGTTGTAGATTTCTCCCAATCCGGCTTTGTACCAACAATCTCAAACCCATCATGAACTTCTTTCATATGAGTAATAAAGAATTTATTGCATCTAAGTTGTAAAGCCGCATTAAATAATCTTTTATATTCTTCATTTCTTGCATACCATTGAGTAGGAACCATCTTGACTTTATCAGCCTGTCTTGGGTCACCACCCTTAATATGATTAAGTCTAGCAATCATGTTTGTTGTATCTAACCATGAATCAAGTCCATCAAAGATAATAGCCTTAACTGCTTCTACTTCAACAACCTCATCTTCATATTCGATTTTACCTGTTTCAATTGCTTCATTAACCATAGCCATGAAGTATCGAGACATATCTGCGGTCTTTAGATAATCAATAGTCATATCCTCATTATATACATAAGGATTAAAAATAACTACCTTTTCATCACTAGACCAATGTTGCCTCCATGTTGGTTCAGCACCTTCATCGTAATCTAATACAAATATCCAGTGCGTATCAAGTTCTTCATCAGTTCTGCAATCAAGACATAAACCTGTTTTACCGTCACCGGGATTTCCACTAACTCCACAAATTAGATGTGCTTGTTCTTGTTCTAATAAATTTCTACGCTGATTCATGGCTCGCATTTTTGCGGCCTTAAACGCACTTTCATTTAAGTTATTATTTGCTTGTTGTAAAACAGTACCTGCCGCTTTACCACTTTTAGAACCAATACCCATTATTCCACCAACCTATGATGTTGTTCATATTGTTCCTTAATAGTATCTAAGTCTAATTTACTGACCTGACGGGTATACATTTTACCACTTGATGTATGTAGTCGAAGTGAGAATTGTCCTTTCTCATCATCTAACTCTTTCCATTCTAAACTTTCCACTTGTCCAAAATCAACTACTAACTGATTTAATTTTACAATCATTTTTTTCACCTTGTTTATTATCACCAGTAATCAATATCGTTTTCTTCGCTATCAATTTCTGGTACTTCTGCGTTACCTAGAGCAACACGAGGATATACACCATAAAGATTAATTGAAACAGGGTTCCATTCATCTTCTAGTACATTTCCGTTTTCATCCTTTCTTTGAGTTTGGTTAGTTCTACCAACAATAATTACATCGGAACCAACACCAAAATCAATGGATAGATAAGATGGAATCCAAACTGGTGTAGAGTCTGGAACATCTTCACTTTCAAATCCATAATTTGCATCAGCAGGTTCTACCCACATTGTTCTATTACCAGTCTTTTCATTAGGAGTTAGATTCATACTGCTAACAATACCATCTGTAACTACTAATTTCATTCCCGGTTCATTTCTAATTGAGTCATGGTAATTTTCAATTTCAAACAAATCTGCAATATATCCACCCATATGTTCTACCAATAAATCCTCCATTGATAGACCGGCTGAATCTACAAATTCATCTCCATCGGGGTCCATTACATCATTATAAGTTAGACCATCTAAAGTCTTACCACGAATACCATATACTGCATCTCTATCTTCATTAAATAATCCGAATAGGTGAACCCATCGGAATGTATCACATGAAAAATTCTTTGCATCATCATTCTTTAATCCAAGAGTCCAATACTGAAATTCTCCATCTTCTTTACGTCCAATAAAATGAGCACGTAGTCTGTATTCTTCTGCGGGTAATGGCTTACCATATCTCTTATTTGCATCACCACTACTAAATGCTTTAACATTATCTAGTGGTACAATCCATGTATTTACATCGTCACCTTTTACTACTTCCATAGCAGCATTTGGTACTGATGGAATGTTCTTTGTTTCCACTTCACCATTTACCATTTGTGACTTTTCATATACATCATCTGCGACTTCTCTAATTTCAGCAATATCGCCGTTATTAAATACATCATTTGAATCGGCATTATATCGGGACATGATATTACGCCTTCTCCATTCTTGCACATCTCTAGCCTGTTCGATTCCTACAAAGAATCCAAACCCACTATTACCAAATGTGCTTTTGTTTGTTGATGATTTTCCACGCATTAGACCACGTACAAAATTGCGTGTTAATGTTAACGCAATCATACTAGAACGTGGTTGCTCCATGTCTAATCCATTTTGTGTAGCAATTTCATTGTATTTTGCTACGATTTCTTCTTCTTTCATACTAACTCTATTTCCTAATGCTTTTAGTTCTTCTAAAATTCTTTCCTGCATTTTTTCACTCCCTTATATTTAAGACGAGATGGACTCGTCACTTGTTTTTACTAAGATGCGGAGGCACTTAAACTGCACCACTCACATATTAGTGATAATCTATAACATATTGTTATAGACTATTCTGTATTTACTTACAGTTTGTTATACTTATTCTTCTTCACCAACTGATAGTCTATACACTATACCATAACGGCTCTTACGCACCGCTAGATATTTTTTGTTTGCTTTTAGATAATGGCAAATTTTTCTATGTTCAGGAACATAGATAGTAGACCTATTACCTGTATCAAACCATTTATTCATAATAGCGTCAAGTACTTGTCTTGCCGTTCTTTCTTGCCCATCTTCCATAATTAAATCTATATATCTTTCTGAATGTTGTCTTCTGCCCATTTAATCCCTTCTTTCATACAGGCTTCGTATGGGGTTAAATTATCATTATAATAATCTCTCCAAACTTTATATCTTATTTTTTTAAAATATTCTTTGGGTATATAACCTACCCATTTATTAAAATCAATTCCTTTATTTTTAGTTATGTTAATTTTAATTAAATCAACTCCTTAAAATAAAGTGTGGATAGGGGGTTCGGCGCGATAGCCTGTATATTTTTTGCCTTTACCCTCGCTATCCATTACTGATTTACTTATCATACTTATTATAGTTTTTGGATTATTCTTCTTTAGCATTTCTAATCAACCATTTTAATTCTTCGATACCATCTTCACTCTTATGAATATCCTTTCTAACTTCATCTAAGAAATCTTTTAATAATTTCCAATGATGTTGATTACCTTTAGGGAAAACATTTGGTATTGTTTCCCATAAGTCTAATAATTTATATAGAGAATCTCTTTTAGTTATTGCTAATACATTATACCCATTATTAGTTCTTTGTATATTTGAATCAACTTCATGTTGAGTTAACGTAGTTGCTAACGCTTGTAAAAAATCTTCTTTTCCTCTAACTATAATTTGCGTCCTAATTATCGTTTTTCCTTCTCCGCCATAAATAGCGGTAAATGGTTTTCCTAAACACATTAAAATTCCTTTCAATTCATCTTTTGTATACATTTATACACCACCGTAATTTTCGGCTTGTTCTTCTACATGTTCATGATACTTTTCATGACCTAGTAAAAATAGACCTGCTTCTTTTTTATTACCTATGAAGGATTCTAAGCAGCATGGGCAGGTCACTTTAACCATTTCTGCTTCTAAGAATATACCTATATCAGTAGCATAGGTAATTATATCTCCTTCTTTAAAAATATTATCCGGTACTAAGTCATCCCACATAATATTTAAAAGATAGTCATAGTTAATTATAAATCCTCTCCTATTTCTACATGAAATTTATAATAACTTATTGCTCTACTTAAACACGGTAAACAATATGATTTACCATCACCTTCAAGGTTATGAATCATACTTTCTTTAGACTCAAAACATATCTCACATAATCCCGAAGTTATTTGTGGTAATCTCATTCTTCTTCACCTATAACTGTCCAATTTTTATAATGTCTACTATTAATATTCATTTTTTTACCATTATCCCATTGAACTTTTGCTATTTCCATAGGTTGTCCTCTCATATATATCCAAGTAGTATCTATTACTGTTGCTACCTTTCCTGTTTTATTATGTTTAATTTTATCTCCCTTTATCATTCCTCTTCACCACTATTTGTTTCTTCATCGGATAGGTTCCAATGTTTTTTTAACATTTCCCCTGTTTTAGTTCCCCACCAACCGGGGTGGGTATTGTACCATTCTAAATTATATTGTCTTACTTTTTCTAGTTCAGCCTTTTGCCTCTCTAGTATTCTTTTAGGTGTTTTAATCTTCTTTTTCTTCATTTGATTCCACTCCTATGTTTGCTATTATGCTTCTCCATAAAGGCCACTTCATTTTCTCATTTGGTTTTTTCTCATCAAAATATGAATGAGAATGCCAGATAAATTTGGCCTCTCTTTGTCCACATAAATCACAAATATTTGTTTTATTATCATATCTGCTAAGTGCGTATTTAGTTTTAACACCAATACCGCAGATAGGACAAATCAATTAAGCATCTCCTTAACCGACTTAAACTCCGTCGGCGTTTCCTTATCTGTACGGAGCCTTATGAATCTTGGGAATCTAAGCCCGATATTACCTTCTTTATCTTGTGTGATAATATCTGCATGAACTTCCATTATAGTTGTTTGTTGGTTATTATCATAGTAATTATGGACTGATACTAAGTCCTCATCGGTAAAACCAGAACCAATAGAACCAACACTAATTAAATTATCACCAATTCTTACTCCTAGTTCATAAGAACCATAATAACCGGCTCTTTTACCTGTTCCCATAGTCGCATCCATTACTACACAATCTAAATCTACTAGAGCAGGTTTATGTTTTAACCATGAACGTTTTCCGGGTTCATACACTTGATTAGCCCCTTTGAGAACTAACCCCTCATACCCTGCTTTAATAGCATTAGTATATTCTTTACGAATTGCTTCTTCACCACTAACTAATTTAGTTTCAGTAATATTTACATTTGGGAAGTGCATCTGTAATGTTTCTAGTCTAGTTCCATAACCAAAAGCATAAGTATCTTGTCCATTATATGTAAGAATATCAAAAACAATAGCCTTAACTGCTACACGATTTCTTACTGCTTCTGATTTACCATGAATACGCGGCATAATTTCCTTGAATTCAAGAACATTACCTTCTTCATCGACAGGAATAATTTCCCCATCAAGAATAAACCAATCGAATTCTTCACCCCAAGATTCTACATTAAGGTCGGCAAATCTATGAGTTATGTCGTCACCCTTTCTATTAAAAATCATTACATTACCATCTTCGGTTCTATGAAATTGAGCACGAATACCATCATACTTTACATCAGCATAATATTCACCGCGTAATGTTTTAGCAGTTTTTGCTAATTGAGGTTTAATATAGTTTCCGGGAGAAGGTACTAATAAATCTCCAACTCCCCAACCATCTGTAACTGTATCAATAATTGTACTTAATCTATTAAACTTAACCGCCGTATTAAAATCAGATGTGCTAATACCGTATTTTTTAGGTAATGATTTCTTAGTTACATTTTCACCTGCACCGTTTCTAGTTTCATTTACAATAATTGCTGTAAACCACTTTCTTTCTAACGCATTCATTGATTCAAAGTAACCCATAAACGCCCTTCTAGCATTTATAATATTTTCTTGTGATAAGACATCAACAAATATATCAATATCTAATCCTTCACTCATAGTATTATCAGACCAATCATATACAAATTCTGGGAAACCTCCAGAATCATTTACTAAGTCTTTTACGTCATTATCTAACCCATAACATGTTGCTACATGGTTTAGAAGACTTTTTGGTCCTAGTCCAGTTGAACTAAAATGTCCAGTTAATGCTAAAAAGAAATTCTTCCAATCCTTTTCAATATTTTCATCACTAACAATAGCATTTATTATTTCTGTTGGAGTCATATCACAATACGATTCCATCTTTTCTGCAAAATCACTCATCTTCATCTATTTCACCGCCCAAAGGTGGGTATGTATCAATAATAGTTAAGTATGCTAAATCAACATGACTTACATCTATTCTTTCAAAATCTGTCTTAGAATATTCGACAGTCTTACTAATCAATAGACTCATTAAATCCATTGTTCTACTTGCTATTCTTTCCCTAGCACAAGCCTTAACTTGTCTATTTGGGATAACTTTCTTAATCATTCTTTTTACTTCTCTTTCGCTAACCATTTTTCCATCTCCTTTTTATTATAGAAATATTTTATTATTTTATTACTTAAGTCAGTAATAATAAATACTACGCCCATTATGCAATTTACGGATATTACCTGATACTCTCCTGATACTTTATACGTTTCAACCGAAGGAGTTATTCCTTTCAGTCTACTACTTTCAAAAGATACTCTTTGAGCATTTTGTGTTATCCATTGGATAATATGTGGTTCTTGTACTTCTACCCATACATATCCATCTATTTCCAATTCTCCGGTTTTATTACAAACATTACATTCTAAACCATCACAGATTGGACACTTAATATATTGCACATTAACTGGGAATCTAATAGTATTTACTCTTCCTCCATCGTTAGACATATTTCCTCAGTCCTCGATAAGTATTCTTCACCATCTTTCTTAAACCAACGCATACTTTGATTTTTACCTAGTACGATTGCTTCATCAAGAATAGGTTTTTGAGTATTAATTGTTTTCCAATCGGTTCCACTAAAATATGCTTGGCCGAATGGATGGGTATGAATCCAACATTTAAGCGGTAATTTCATTCCCTTTACCTTTTCATTCTTGTAGTCTACAAAACTACCTGTACCCTTACTAATAAATAAATTATCGTCCGCATCAACAATTACACTTACCTCTAATGCGGTAAGATATTCAGTTGATACTTGCCAGATTATATCTAAAAAGTATGGGTCATAAAAACTTCCTTCACATAAATCAAAGGCTTCATCTATTAAAGCCTTACAAAAATCCCAATCACAAGTCGGGTGTACTATTCCTTTATCTTTATATTCTAATTCTTCCATTTATTCACTTCCATATTTTTTACAATGAGGACATTTATCCTCGCTTTTATTATGTGCTAAACCGTAGCCGCACTTAGTACAATGACGTTTAGCCATTATTCTTCCTCCTTAACTTTTATTCCACTTAAGAGTTCCCTTACACTCCAAATAATTTCTTTTGGTACGCCATAAAACTCAAATCCAAATTCATCTAGTGTTGTCTGTCTTGTTCCTTTATACATATTACCACCTACACTGACTACATTCATGGTCATTTGATTTATACGGGCCAAATAAATAATATCCACATACATTACATAGTATATTTATCTTCATTTAATCACCCATTATATGTTGCGTGTTTCTTTACGTCTTCACCATTAAACCATCTTTGAGTCCATTGTGCTCCAAATCCAGCCGCTACTACTTGCATAAAATGAACACCAGTAGTATCTCCTTCCCATGAATCGCCTTGGCAACTAAAAGAACCATCAGGTCCAGCAGTAAATGATGAATATAATTCTGCTCTTTCTAATGAAGAAATCATTGCAGCGTTTCTACCTTGTGCTCTTAGGTCTAACCATTTAATTTTATCAGAAGCATATAATGTTCTTCTGATTGCTAGATTATCTGCACAACATATAACTAAATCATATCCTTTAACTTGTTTACTTGTTAATACCTTGTAGGGTTGAGCCTTAACTGAATCATATCTCTCAGCCATAACATCAACCTTTAATTTTTCAACATCACTTTCAGTAAAATTTTGATATGTGATATTTTTAACTTCTACTACATCAGGGTCAAATACTGTAATATTATATAGACCCGTCTTATCTAAAAGCGGAATAAGGAAACTCCCAATTCCACCTGCCCCAATTATCATAATCTTTCTTTTATCTTTCTTTCCCATTTCTAATCACCGTTAAATGTCTTTTCAAGCGAGGGAGACTAACTCCCATTTTTTCACAGACTTGCGCTTGAGTCAAATCTGAATATTCATAAAGTATTGCTGCCATGATACTTCTTGTAATGGTATAATTACTACCTAAACTATCTAAGAATAATTTACCTTCTTCTGATAGTTCTGTAATATTAGGCATACCTATACGGTATTTTTCCTTTCCTAAAACACCAACTTTATGATAATGTTGTTTAATTCTTTTATTTATTCTAAACATTTTATTTTTATTTACTCCCATAAATGCACATATCTTATGTATATTATATTCTGCGTTTGATTGTGATAAAGTATAATAAGTTACCGCGCAAAATGCAGTAATCTCATCTACTCTATTTAATACTAATGCAACCTTTAATGTATTATAATTTTTAATAATATCATTACGATACTCTTGTAAATTAAATTCATTTAATAATATATCAAGGGGTGCAAAATCACGACTGATTACTGGCACTAGATTTTGTGTCTTTTCACCACGTATAGTTAGTATTCGTGATACTGCTAGCAACCCACAATCTTTACATTCATGTAAGTTAATCTCGCGGACGTATTTTAGGTTAGTACCATTACAATTTTCACAAGGCATTTTATATCAACACTCTACCTGCATTCATATGACCTGTATCTTTAGTAATATTATCTAAGTGACCTCTTACAGTAGAAACATATGTTCCTAATACGTGGTCATTCATTACAGCCATAGCGCGAGCAGCATATTGGTCACCTTTAGAAGCACCACTCATCATATTATCAATACAAATTGGTCCTCGTAATAATAACATATTATCATCAGCACTCTTTAGTTTATTTAATTTTATTAAAGGGTGAGTCTCGCTCTGTCCTTTTTCAACCGAATAAACCATATATGTAGATACATCTTGAAACCCACGCTTCATACCATTATCAGCAATAATCCAATCTGTTAACTTACCTCTAACGAGTAAAGAATCTTGTATTTCTTGCTTATCCCCTGTACGAAATTTGATTAAGGATATACGTTCATAGTTATCGGACAAACCTTTTAGTAACTGCATAGCCCTTTTCTCAACAGCATCAGATTGTCTATTTTGAGTCATGAATGCTTTCATTACTTTCGCTTGGGCATCAGAAACTCTAGTTTCATTCAATACAAATACTAATTCTTCAGGACTAATCGCATAGAATTGACCTCGACGACTATCTTTTAGATAACTATTAGTAAAATGTCTTAAGTCCTTTAGTGATATATCATACCAAAAGGCATCATTTAGTTCCAAAGCAAAATCTTCGGGACCAATTTGAGCAACATTTAATCTACATTGTTTAACGTTATTGTCGTCATCTACAAATTTATAAGGTACTCTATTCTCTAATACATAAGATAGTTCTGCTGGCATCTTAATACATCTATGGAAATAATCCCATAGTTGTTTATGTCCTTCTGCATCATTATTAATATATATTGACCGTAGCAGTAATCTTGTTAGATTATTTAATATATCATTTATTGTTAAAGGTATATTATTTAACTCATATCTTCTATTACTACTTCTTGAAATTAATACGCCGAATCCCTTTATATGAAATAATACCTGTCCATCGTTTTGTTTTGCCGGATATAATATTCTTCTATTTACAACTTCTCTAAGTGCTGTAAAAGTAGAATCCATACCAGTAGTAGTATTTCTTCTACCGGGATAAACTGTATAAGTTCCTTCAAGTCCTTCAATTTCAATATTAACATAGCCCATACTATCACTAGCATGTCTAATTCTTATCGTCATCATTATATATTTTCCTCCATAGTTATTTGTTCCATTAGAACACCGTCACATAAATCATTTAACTTCTCAGCCAAACTCTCACATATTCCGGGAATAGTTTTTCTTTGTAAACCTAACCAAACTTTATGTCGTAAATTTAATACTACAACAGGGCTAAGTCCATTATCCTCATCATACTTAATAATTATAGGAGGTAGTTCTTCATCATTTACCATTCTGAATTCTACCATCTTTTTAGTTCTTGGGGACATCATTCTTTCACTTCCGGCTTTGGACCCATTTTGATAACTTGTCTACTAACAATAACATGAGGAAACTTCTCAATTAGTAATGGCATAATTTCATTCCAATTAATATCTCCTTCGTATTGCTTAGTCCACACGCTACCGTTTGTCTTTAGAGAAGTCATACGAACTACAACTTTTTCATCAGTTACTGTTCCTACGTCTTTCAATAGTTCCAAACTATCTGCGTCTATGTTCAATCCACCGTTTTGCATTTTCATCATTTCTTCTATGTTCATTTTTTCACTTCCAATTTTTTTTGCAGGTTATTATAATTCACAAGCCCCACCTGCACAAGCGATTTCACCGCTTAGGTCTGTGTTGTCCTTTTCTTCGACTACATTTCTTAAGTCTACCGATTTTAATGACTCCATCATCTCACGAAATTTAAGGACATTCGTGGACTCAAACGGAGCCTGTATATATGTTCCACCATCATAAGGTAAAACTGAAAGACCGTTATACGACTTTCTATTATTCCACATCCATTCACCAACATCCTCCCATTCATTTTCACGAATAGAAACTGTTGCTGAAACATTATGAGTATTCATACCATCTCGGTGTCCAGTATTAACCCAATTTTCTGCAAACCATTTTACTCTTTCTAATAAAGAAATAGCAGGTTCAGTTCTTAGTGTTGCACCATCTGGTGCGCGTTGAGGAATACTAATAACTGCTTCAAGATGTGGCTTGAAGTGGTCATCCTCAATTAATTCTTTATGGTTTCTAGCCAAATAATCATAAATGGCTTCACTCTTTCCTACTCTAACTCTTCTAATATAGTGTTTATCGTGCCATGCGTGTATACCGCTACTTGTACCTAATACAAGAGAAGTAGTTCCCGCAGGTTTAACACAAGTTAGTCTGGCGGCTTTATTAATTCCTATTTCTTCTGCAACTCTTATATTTACTGCTTTAACATGTGTTGCCGCCATTTTTACATCTAAACTCTTTAATTTATTAGATGCAATCCCCGTCATTGATACGCCAATTAACGCATCCTTTTCTGTTGTTTGCTTCCATACATCTCTAAGATAATGGAAATCTGTATATCCTGCTTGTAATGTTCCAACAAATGCTGCCGCTTTAACTCTATTGTTTAAGTCATGTTGACTTTCTACATTTGAAACATTTACTTCTGTTAGATTACAGAACTGATAAGGTTTTAATGCAATCTCGCAACAGGGATTAGTTCCCCAATCCTTATCATTTGAAAAATATAATCCCGGTTCACCTGAACCTGAATCTCTTATTTTTTGCCAGAGTTCTTTAAAAAATGCTTTTCTAACTCTACTACGAATTAAAACTGCACTATTATTTGCTCGACCTCTTTGTGGGTTTTGTTCCCACCATGCTCCACTTTTACATGAAATCATGTCTTCATCATCAGCACTAAATAAACTAATTAATGCTGCTCTACGAATTCCACCTGCTAATACTGAATCAGCAATAAGACACATAATATCATGTGCTTCTAAAGTGGATAATTTACTACCATGTTCCTTTTCAGATAGAATGTTCTCTATTTTTACAAGACATTCTCTTAAAGGAGTTGGGCCGGGAGCACGACCACCAGATGTTTTAAGTAATTCACCTTTTGGTCTAATATCTGAATAATCAAATACTGGAGTTGTTTTATATCCTCCAAAGTATGACTTCATCAATGCTTTAATTGAATCAGCCCAACCTTCTATACTATCACCAATTAAATATCTTCTAGTTCTTTTAGAAGGTTTTGATATTTCAGGTAATTGCGCTACATGATGTTTTTGTACGGAATAACCGACTCCGGTTCCTCCCAATAATAAAAACATAGCCTCCCAAAAAGAATCAATAGAATCAATCGGCATATATGCACAATTGTAAACTCTATTTGGACTAACTTCAATTGGTTTACCTGCAAATTGCATACTTCGCATTGAAGGTAATACTTTCTTAGTTATTACAAATTGAGTATATACATCTTTTATCTCATCTTTTAGTTGAGGATATTTTTTCATGTGCATTTCGCAATTTCTTTCACAAATTTCCTCCCATGTTTCTCTCCTAAACTTATCTGGCTTAAATTTCGCATATTTCATATGCACTATTATATCACTTAATATTTCTTGACTTATTTCCATCATAATTCACCCATCAGGTTATCAATCTCTCTAATAAGATTGCCGTTTTGTACTAATATCCAAGACCTTACTTCTATCCATTCAATATTTTCCCAGTCTTTTAGTATTTCCCATCCATTTTTATCTATACAATTCCAAATACTATTATATTCTACATTTTTGTACTTGAAAACTAAGTTTCCACAACTTACCAATTCTTTATTTCTAGTACCACGACCAATAATTATTCCCTCGTCGTAAAAGTTCGGGTCAAGGGTTACTAGGTCGGTATCATTAAAATGATGATGAAACTCATAAAGTTTTCTATATTTAGTTGGTCTAAGTTTGTAAAGTTTAATTAGTTCATCTGCTACATAATCAGCAGTAATATAATTTTTAAGGTGTTCTAAATCATTTTGTTTAAGATATTCACTTATTAACATATATTTTCTCCTTGAATAGTTCTTTTGTTGTGGGGTACCAAGAAGGTCGCCCATTAATCCATGTAGCAAATCTCCATTTATCAATTCTATAATATTCTTTGTATGCTTCAATCGTGCATGGAAATAATTCTTCATCTAAAAGATGTGGATATACGCTTTTCTTTATTGCTCTAGCGAAAGGAGTTAATCCTTGTTCTGGAAATTCTACTACCTTTAACCAATCCATCACATTTTTAGAAATTTCTCTCATCAATCTTTCAATCTTATGTTGTTTCTTGTATCTACCTGTATATTCATCACAAATTGCCCAAGTATTTTTCCAAGTCCACATAAAATTTTCTTTGGACTGTCTAGCCCAAATAGTAGAAGGATGATTAGCCATACCTCTACTCAATCTTTTGAATGGGATATTCTTAGGATAACCTAACTCATGCAAATTGTGGCAGATAATTTGTAATCCCTCAGTCGGCATCTTAACACAATGTTTATCACATAATTGTCTCGCCGCTATCTTTGGGTTTTCATCTAAAAAGAATATATTCATTCTTCCTCACCATCCGGTCTATCTTCTGGCACTTCATATTTTGCATATTTACTTCTCATTTCTTCTCTTCTTTTATTCATTTTTTATTCCTCCTATTTAATTGGTATATTTCAGCATAAAACTTATCACATAAATGTTTGGCCTCATATTTTATAGGCTTAAATGTCTTATATACAACAAATGATACAACTAGTAATGTAAAACATACTATCATTATTATATTTTGTGTTTCTGTAAGCATTGGTTCATAACACATCTTTACACCCCTTACAAGTTCCAATTCTATACCATTCTCCACATTTCTCACATTGACTAGGTATTGCTCCACACATTTAACCCATCCTCCTTGAACAAGTAATACAATAATCATTGTAACTACTAAATCTCGGATTCATACAGTTTTTTCTTCTACAAATCTTCATCTATAAATCCCTCCGTTGTAAAATTATTAATCATTTGTTGACTAACCTCTTCTACTCTAGCATTTCTCTTTATTTGTTTCTTCCAATCAGCAAAAGCCCTTGGGTGAAATCGCCAAATAAAGAATAATAATACTCTATATAATAATTTATAATCCATTCTTATCCCTCCATTCTTGAAGTATGTCTAATAACTGTTCAGCAGTTAACTCATAATCATCAAGTAGTTCATGAGTTCCAAACTTTCCTTTGTCGGAATAAAACTCTATATGTATTTTATCTGTATTATCATCAAAAAGTACATCACATAGAATCATTCTTCTTCACCCCCATATTCATTATACAAGTCCGACCAAGATTCCTCTCCAATATATTTTCTTAATATCCAATACCATTTTTCATAATTTATCATTCTTCTTCACCTTCCCGCCAACTCATTAGGCAGTTTGAACTAGACTCCCAACCATGCGTATCTGTTTGATAGTAATGATGTAGTTCCTTAGCAAATACATTTACGCAGAATTTGTAAATACCTATTGCTTCTTCAAGAGTTTGAACATTAAATTCCTCACAAGGAGAACCCAAATGATGACCATTAGGGTCTTCGGGTGATTTCCAAACTAATACTGCATATTCTGTTGCTCTCATTCTTCTTCCCTCCTTGAATATGGGAAATTACAATCTGAATTGGTACATTCAGCACCATTATCTTCATCTCTCCTTAATCTCCATTCACATCTAGGACATATCATATAAGGCATTTATTCTTCCTCCTTACTAATAACGAATCCACATTTAGGACACGGTATTCCATTTTCTGCGGCTTCTTGACTATGTTCAACAGTACAAGCCAACCATTTTGTATAATTTTCATATAAATTTCTCCATCTTAATTCTTGATTCATTCTATTTTCCTCCACATTAATTGTCTTGAGCCTCTATCTACTCTTGATACCCAACCGCCATCTTTTTTCAAGGCTCTTGATATAAATTGACTCATTGCTAAAATATTTGTTCTATACTTAGCAACATGTCTATTTACTGCGGCTGGTCTTGTCTTTTCGCAAAGAAGCGTATAATATTCATCTAACACTTCATCTTTAATTGTATTAGTACATACTTCTTCATATCTATTTGCTACGGTAACTACTGCTTTTACCATTAGTTCCCAATCTGCACTTGTTCTTCTTTTTTGTCTAGGCATTATTCTTCCTCCGTTAAATATACTAATCCTGCTATGGATAATGCTTTTTCAATATCCATACAGTCTTCTTCTTCATTGTAGGGATTTAATGTAAACTTCTTATCGTCATCACAATAAAAGTAATTACCATTCCTGTATCTAATGTAAAAATCATTACCATTAGATAATTTTCCTTCAATCTGTGTAGGTGCTGCTACACATGTTACTTTAAAACTTTTAATTCTTATTTTTTCATTCATTTTTTCACTTTCCTTTTGAGTTTTTAACGAGAACTCTAACTCATTAGGTGCTGAATACGGGATTTGAACCCGTGTCGACGGAATGAAAACCCGCCATGATGGACCGTACTACACTAATTCAGCATTTGAATAATAAGTGCTGGAAGCAGGATTTGAACCTGCGAAGCATTCTGCAAGAGGTCTTAAGCCTCTCCCCTTTGGCCAACTTGGGTATTCCAGCGTTATTTTTTTAATTCGTTTTTAATCCAAACAACTATTCTATGTCCGATAACGAATATCACAAAATATACCGCAAGTTCTACTGCTAAGGCCGCCAATAAATATTTGTCTGAAACACATTCGGTATTCCCCAAAACTGTCGTACAAACTTCAATAGTAGCCACACAATATACTAACTATGCGTTATATTTTAACTTATTCTTTAACAGAATCCCAGATAACATCGTAATGTTCACAATAGTTAACTAATGTTTCCCAGTCTTCATCCATATCAATTCTATATTCATATTTTAGAATTGGTAATGCGTTATTCACGAAATCATCTAGTATATATTTCGCGCCCTCATCAGAAATATTACCAGCAATTGCTGATTCAAACTGATACACAAACGCGCCTAATAATCCGTATTTATCTACTAAATCATCAGTATACTTCTCTATTTTACGCACGAATCTTCTTTCCTTGAAACCTTTCCATGCGTCTACTGTTATTGCTTTTAATATATCTATTATTATTTTAAACATATTATTCACCTTTAAATTCTTTGAATCTTTTCTTATATAAAAAGGTAAACATATGTTTTTTGAATTTCTTTGTTGGAGCATGCATTTGTTGCTTTATCCAACTATTCATTCTTGATACTTTAACTGCATCATCAATTTTTCCCAATTTAGCAATATGATTACCTTGTTTATTTAGAATAACAGTTCCATCTTTTTCTTTATAAACAATTAAATGACCATCTTCACCATATTGTCTATCAATACCACTTTCTAATTCAGTAATCTTATCTTTAATTCTTTGTGGTGAATCTGCTCCACCTACATATCTTCTTAATTTATAATCATATCTTTGCTGGCATTCTGTATGAATGTCGCTCAATAATAAAAATTCTTTATATCCTTCCCAATCTTCTTTTTTTCTCCAAGTCATTTTATCTCTCCATTAAAATAATTAAATCTTATGTGTAAAATCACGGTTCATGCCATTTTGATTTTACATGAATTTCCAGTTTTGTTCACCCAGACTGGAAACTGGGCCAAAATGTTAACTTAATTTTAATTCTAACATCCACCAACGATGGCTTGCGTTAGAACTACTTCGTTTACATCATTAAAGTTGATGTTCGCAATTTCTTCACGGGAAACAAGTTCACCGTCAATGTATGCCCAATGAGTAGGATGCTCAACAATTTGCTCCAATGCTCCTTCGGCACTCAATGATAGTTCAGTGTGTCCTGTTTCATTTAATATTGTTACCTTTACCATTTTATTCACTCTCCATAATTTGTGTTTGTCCTAACAACTGTGCTTCTAGTTCTGATATATTCATCTTCTTCACTTCCATTTTACGTAAGCCCGTCGGCAATATTAACAACGACCATGTACTATATAACCGTTGTTGATTTATTTTTTCTTTAACATTTTGGATATGTTATTTGAGTCATATTGGCCCATCTTTTCTTTTAAGCCGCCAGTGCCAGATGTCTCTACCTCGCACTATAAATTCATCATTGAATGTTACTTCTTTTTTCTTCATATCGTATTGGGCTTCGGCCACTCTATATGCCCATCTATCCCAATCTTGAAAAACATCTCTTACAATAGCAAGTCTTCTGCTATTATGTATACTTTCTAGTATATCTCCTACTTTCCATTTAGGTTCAGTCATTTGTATCTCTCCCAACGTCGTTTCTGTAATTCTTTCTGTGCATTATCAGATAGCGCGAGTAATATCAACGCGAAAGGTAATCCCAACATTGAGAACAGTAACAAATTCGTATTAAAAGATACCCCTAATACTAAACCTGAAAAACCTAATATTATACAGATTCTATGCAATATTCGCAAATATTCATAGGTTTCTTTTAATTCCCCTTCGCTTAATTCTTCAAACTTAATTTTCATTTTCTTCATTCCTATGTGCTACTAACCATAATACGCAATATCCCGCCAAATCCAAATATATGTCTTCATCACTTTCAATTGCGTCATTTCCACTGGCTAATCTTGAAATTTTATCATCCATCCTTACAGCAATCAATTCTTTAGCACTACCATTAGCAAATATACCTAATGGCTTAAGTGCTGAATCTCCATACTGTTCATTCTTCAATAATAACATCTCGGTTAATTCTCCCATAATTTCTTTTATTTTCTTTGCTGTACTTTTGCTCATTTTTTCACCTTTTATATTTCTTTTACAAAATGCACTAGAAAAAGAGTTTCCTACGCATTTTGTTCACTATTCCTATTTAGGAAATCATTTTGCATCAGATAATCCTATTTTCTCATACAAAATGACGTTTTACTACTTTTACTACTTTTACTACCCCCTCTCATATAATAATAATAATATAAATTCAGAATCATATACAAAATGATATATATAATCTATCTTATAGATATATAGTATATAGTAAAAGTAGTAAAAGTAGAAATAGTTACAATATGTAACATAAATTCCAATTTTCTTGGACATAATGATTTACTACGAATAGTAAATGTGAGAAGGTGTTACATAATGCTTGAGAAAATGTGCTTCTGAAAAGAATGCCTCATTATGTAACTGAAAATAGTAATTAGTTATTCAAAATAACTATAATAATATTGTTAGTTTGAAAGTTATAGTTTATATAATAACTAGGTCAAACTTACAAATGTAATCTGATTATCATGTGCGAACCGAAATCATTACTCATTCGCATACAGTAGGCGACAGGCCGAATCGTATATAAAGGCCGCATGGAAAAAAACTCATTATGTATAGGTTATTTAAAATACCTTATTTGTAATAGTTTATTTAAAATACCTTATTTATAATAAGTTATTTGAATCTACGATTAAAGTACCATATGGTCCTCACCCTTTATGTGGGACCATGAGGCGGGGATTACAACACTTATTTCCTAAAAGCCGAGACTTCACATATCGTCTGTTGTACCATATGGTCCTTAACTACGATTAAGGGAATCCCCA